ATGGCCGCCGCCTTTGCCCATGCTTTCCAATAGTTATTCATGCTGTTCCTCCAAATCTTTCAGTCTGTGGTTGATCACTTTGATCTGCTCGTCTATGACCGGGATCCGCTCCGCAAAGTTGTTGTGCTTGCGCACCTCACGGGTCAGCTCCTCGATCTTGGTGTCCGTCACGGCCTGCGCCGTGCTGAGGGAGGCGTCAATCTTTTCCTCCTGCCGCCGGGCGGCAGCTAGGTTGGAGAGCACCACCCCCACCAGCGAGAGGATACCGGTAATCATTGCTACCAAAATCTCTGTCAAATGCTTCACCCCCTCACGCAATACGGATGGCGCGGAGCTGGCCGCTACAACTCAAGGTCGACCCGCTATTTTGTTTTGCGTTGCAGTAGTAGGTCGTTTTTGCGGATATGGAGACAAACCTTGTTGCCTGCACCACGGTGCTTGTGCCGCTGGTTCCGGGGACGGCCTGACATAACCCGCGGGACATATCGACGTGGGCGCTGGTGGTGTCAATGCACACAAAACGGTAGCCCGTAGCGTTTGTCGCAAAAGTCACAGAGGCTTGGATGATCCACACACCAGCCGGGACAGACAACGAGGCCAGCGCGGCATTCGTGGAGGTTGCCACACTGGTGGCATCACCGGATGCGGTCAAGAGTTTCCCTAGCGGGTTTGCGGTGTCACCGCCGATTACGATGTCACCGCAAACGTCGATGTTTCCGTCAAAATTTGTGTCCCACTTAACGTCTAGTGTGTTCTCTCGCTCTGCTGTCTTGCCGACGGCTATGCCTTTGCCACTGGCCAAAAAATCCATGATTACTTCCGCCGAAGATAGGATAGCCGTGTAGGTGGTGCTGGTGAAGTAGTCGGTTACGGTGATCCGAATGTCCCACTGATAGTCCGCAGACAGTGCAGTGGTTGGAACCACCGAAGTGGATGCCGAATAGGCCGTGCCGGAAGTTAGCGTACCCGCCCAACTAGTGGCGGTGCTGCGTTTGTACTCGATCTTCATGGAGCAGCTGTTTTTGCTGTTCACCGAGGATACCGAGTAGCTGTAGGTGATCTTGGCATAGCTACCACTGTCGTCCGCCGTGCCAGAAGAGTCACACCGCTGCACCGAGAAGGATGGGATGCCGGGATTGCTATAGGCCACCACCGTGACGGTAGTCGTTTTGCTGGCAGTGCGGCCTCTGCTGTCCGTCACGGTTGTCACCAGACTAAGAGACCCGGATGAGGTGGGCACGCTGGTGGTAAAGCTGCTGCCGGAGTAGGTCACAGACTGGAACACAGTGGAGTAGCTTTTGATGCTGCTGCCATAGATTCCCGATGCGGTTACTGTGCCTTTGAGCTTACTCTTGCTTTGGACATAACACCCAAACTTGCTAGCCAGCCCGTCGGTTCCTTCAGCAATTGACACCGAAGAGATGGACGGAACCACGCTAGTGGGCACAGTGGCGGTAAAGGTGGCGGTAGTGCTACCCACAGCGGTATCGCCACTATAGGTAGTGCAGGTGATTGTACCGGAGCCGCTGGTGGCGTTGGGCACTTGCGCAGCCAGAGTGGAGGTCGCCGGCGTCCAAGATACCGAGGTGCTGGTGGTTTTTGTTGCGATGGTTCCCGATGCTGACCCAAAGCGCCACGTCAAGGTGTGGGTAAAGCTGGAGCTTGCCCGGCTGATGGAAATCGAGCCAGCACTGCCCATCGTAAAGGATGGCACTGTGATAGACGATGCCCGAGGAATGGCAGTGAGAGTGGCCGTGCCCGAGCCAGACACCTTACCTAGTGCAGTCCCCGAAAATGTAATGCCGCTGAAATTATATGAGAATGAGAAGCTGGCGGACTTGGAGCCGTCCGTGTTGTGGCTGACGGTGGTAGAACCAGATGCCAGCGTCACCGTCGCACCGTTGCTCACACCGCAGGACACGGAACCGCTGTACTCTGTGCCGTTAAGCGTCACCGTCCACGCTCTGGCCGTGGAGGTGGAGATGCGTCCGGAGCTGTCTGCGATGAGCTTTAAGTTCCATGCCACAACTGTGGTATTATTTGTTATCGACTGGGAGGATTCGTCCCAAGAGAAACGCAACGTGTCATGTGAGGTTACTGTTTTGTCTACATTTCCTGACGCCATTTAATCACCTACCCTTTTTACAAAGCTAAGATTCCCTGAGGCCCGCGGCACCAATCCAAAGCCGTTTACCCAGAGGGATTCCGTAAAATATCCCTGCGTTATGTACAGACATTTGTCCGACACATAAGTTACGGCAATACCGTCATCTAAAATGGAAAATTTACTGTTGTCCATCTGGAGCATGGTCGATTCCTCTGAAGAGCTGATCGTAAAGCCGTCCGCAGAGAAATCAAAGTGCTTGGAAATCTCTATGATTCGATCTTGCAAATCTCCCTGAACACTTGTGATCTTCTCATTGGTCTGGTTAATTGAGATGTCCACATTGTTCTTCATCACCGTCAGATTAGTGGACAGCGTGTCCAGCTGTTCCTCCAGATCGGAGGTGGTGGTGTAGGATTCCAGAGCAGAGAGGATCATCTGATCGCAGGTTTTAGTCAGTGTGGTGGCCTGATCCGTCAGCTTGGTTTCCACTGTGTCCGCTTTCTCCTGAGCGGCGTCCGCCGCATCTTGCGCCGATTCCGCCGCGGTCTGTGCTGTCTGCGCTTTGTTGTATGCCGCTTTGGCAGCCTCATAGGATGAGGACAGAGACACGTCCGAATAGGCAAAGGTGCTGTCCGAAAATACGGTGCAGTCCACCAGATACAGGCTATTGGTTGAGCCAGCGGTGTAACTGGGCTCCGTTTTGACCCAGCTTCCGCCCGGTGGCTGTGCTGTGGGCTTGGACGGTGCGGACAGCGTGGAGGCTTGCAGGAGGTAATACCGATATGTTGCCTGCACATCCCTGACAGCGGATAGGGTGATCTCTGTCCGTGCTTTTACGGCCATACCTTAGCCCTCCAGCTGGGCCACATAGGTGGCCTTGTTGGTCACATCTCCGGCACTGATGGTCAGGGTCTGGCCGGAGGCCACCGCAGTGCTGCCGCCGTCCTTATACCATTTGATGGTGCCCAGCTTGGTCAGCGCATCGCCGGTGACTTCGGCTCCTGCCTGATAAACGTGGGCAGTGAGCACCGTGGAGATGGACGTGTTTTTAAAGATCGTACCGTTTGAGGACGTGATGGAGATGGTAATGGCCGCCGCACCAGCGGCTCCCGTGGCACCGGTCGCACCCTTGATATTGCCGGTATACACCCACTTGGCAGCGCTGGCGGCTCCCGCTACCGTGCATTTATAGGTGTTTCCGGTAGAGGTATTTAGGTACTGGTCGGCCACCTTCGCCGCCGTGATGCCCGAGCCGGAAAAGACGGCATCCGTGGTGCTGGTGCCGGTGATGTCTGTGCCGGAATACCATACACTCCCCGCCGTGCCGGTGGCACCGGTGGCACCCTTAATACTGCCTGTGTATACCCACTTCGCTGCACTGGCTGCGCCTGCGGTTGTACATTTGTAGGTATAGCCGGTGGACGTGTTCAGGTATTGATCGTTAACCTTTGCGGCAGTGATGTTGGAGCCGGAAAAGATGGTCGCCGTGGTACTGGTACCGGTAATTGCTGTGCCGGTGTACCACACGCTGCCTGCGGTGCCAGTGGAGCCCGTTGCGCCGGTAAAGGCAATAGCATAGTCAAACTGCTTGGTGATGGTGACGTCTCCAATATGCACCGGGATGGTCACACTGCCGGAGGCAGTTTTCATGGAGGTGGTCACAGTGAAGGTGATGGTGGGTGCAGTGGCATCCGTGTCCACCGATGCGGTCATGCCGGTGGGAACGCCAGTGATCTCGCTGACCACCACGGAGGCCGCCACCTGGGAGGCTCCCAGCATGGCATTGACCTGAGTAGTGGTGGAGCCCGCTTTTGCCGCACTGGTGGAGCCTGGGAAGGTGTGGGCCTCGCTGGTCAGTGTCACTGAGTACGCATCGGTAACGTCAACGATACTGATCTGGTCAGATGATTTAATTGCCATACTCATACTCCTTTAAACGATAAGATTGCATTGGAAAGTTACTTTGGTGTCCACATCGTCCGGCGACAAGGTGAAGGTAAATCCGTTCTCACCCAGCCGGGAATCCGAGGAGGAGATCACGCCGAAGCGATCCTCATCCATCCGCTGCCATGACCACTCCAGATAAGCACCACTGCCAAAAACGGTTTGGAGGGTGGTCTGATCTGTGATCCGCTGGGAGCCGTGATAGATCACCGCTGATAGGACGGTGGAAACTGCATTGTTTTTGAACACGGTGCCTCTGGACGAATCAATTCGCAGCACCGTGGCATCCTCACCGGACTGACCGGTGGCACCGGAGAGGCACTTGGCCTCTCCATAGGTCACCGTGCCGGTGGTTGTGGTAGTCTTGGTTCTGCTCCAAAGATAATGCCCTTCCGTCCAGTCCGGCGGAATGGCGACCCACTCACCGTCCTCTAACGAGGTGGCAGAGGTGGAGAGGTAGTATTCTTCTGAAACGTCTGCCACAGCGGCGGCTTTCACTGCCTCAACCTGAGATTGGATGCCCAAAAAAGACTGGTTGATCTGACTGCTGATGGTGTAGGTGGTCTTGCCCAGGGTGATTTTGGTGTTCTCTGGGGCTAACAGCTCCAGGTCAAGCTCCGACAGAGGGTAGGTGTCTGCTAGACCGTGAGGCGGTGAGGATAAGATGGTGTTGCGTCCCACCCGCAGCTGCTGCACATCCTCTGAGGTCAGACCCAGATCCACGGCGGTAGCGCTGATGGTTTCTACCAGCTTCACGCCGGTTTGCACCAGCTGGGCGGCGGCCTTTGTTTTGAGATTGCTTGCATCCGTTACATCGTCCCAGGTGATAATCTGTGTCACATTGCCGTATTTCTTCCGAGCGGAAATGGAATAAATCAGCTTGCCATCTTTCACCAGATCGTCCGAAATTGGGCCGTCTGACAGGCTCTCGATGGTTAGCCCGTCCGCACCCAGAGGCAGGATGGCGGAGTAAACTTCGGCCGTGTCTGTTTCGTCCGTGAGATTCAACAAATTTTCCCCGAAAGAGATCCGCTGCACATTGGTCAGCAGCAGCTCCTCCAGATAATCCACATAGGTTCCGTCTGTCTCATAGCGCACCAGCAGGTTCCCACCCAGGGCACTGCCAAAGAGCTTGTCTTTGACGGTGTCCCAGGTTGTGGCATAGCTCTCGCTGGAACGGTAGATGTAGTTATTGGGATCGCTGACGGTGACCGTGCCCAGCTTCAGCTGTTGCTCCTCAGTGACCTGACTGTTGTGCTGTGCTAGCAGCCAGCCGAGGTAAAATTCCACCACGTTTTCCGCAGCCAGATAGGAAGGATCCTCTGCCCAATCAGCCGGAAAGAAGTGGGGTGGAATGACGCTGTCGTTAAGGCAAGCCAGTAGACCCTCTGTCTCCACGGTTTGGGACAGATAGAAGTCCTTGCTGGTGCTGATAACCCGCCCTCGATAGATGGGCAGATCATCCGCCCTCAGCTCCACAATTCCCTTCCGGGGTTGTAGACTGGAGTAGGCCGGATGACCCGGCGGCAGAACGCAGGTCAGACTGCCCGCCTCGTTAATGGCCAGATGACAGCTGCCCTCCTGAATGACGGATTCCTCCGCCCTAGGGTCGTAGATCAGCTGGCCGTCATAGTAGATTCGATACATCTTAGAGACTGCCCTCCTGATAAGTGAAGGTGATTGTGCCGGTTCCAGAGATTGTTCGGGCGGTGAATTTATTTTCACCCTCCTGAAGCTGGATCCCAACCAGCTTCCAGGCGCCCGCACTGAGGGAATACGATGTGCCACCGAAGGTCAGCGTCGTTTCCGCTGTCACCGTGATCTCCGGACACGCCGGCATCCGGTCATTGAATAGCACGATCTCCCGGCTCTCGGTAGTCAGGTCAATAGCGAGGGATGTGGTGGTATGGTGGAGTTTGTAGGGGTCGCAAACCGCCGTGATGAGCAAGGTATACACCCCATCTTCATAGCCTGCATTCCCCACTGTGATTCGGCCTTCCCTACAGTAATCTGGGTCTTCGTCCAGTACGATCTTCATCCTCTGGCCGTGGATGGCGTTTAGAATAGCCGTGAATATCTTAGGCCACACCTCCGGGGTGGAGACTGTAAAGAAGGAACCGCTCAGCGTGCGGGATTCATATACTGGCTGCCCGGTCAAAGCCTCTGTCAGATCCAGAGGGCCGTTTCGGCCCGGAATTGTGATATAGTTGCTGCTGAGTACTGGAGCGGACAGAGCCACCGGAGCGGCCTGAAATAGCCCAAAATCCTTGAATGTGTGGTACTGCCCAAAGGTAACTCCTAAAACATCCATTATGAACCACGCCCCTTCTTCTTTGTCAGATCGCCTAAGGCCTTATCCATTTTCCCCACTGTTTTCCCTACTAGGGTGTCATCATCCAGCACAATTTTGGCTTTGCCCACATTGGGCAGATAGGTATCCATTAGCGTCAGCATTTTGCATAAGAGGCCGGATAGGTCGCTGTCAGACTGTGCGGAGTTGCTTACGCTCTCAACCGGAATCACGGAAGCGGTAGACCGTTTCCCGGTGGCGGAATAGGTGTCACTGACCTGCATTTGCTGGCGAACCACCACATCCTGAGCGGCGGCAATCATCTGATCTGCGCTGTCTGTGGCAGCGTCCACCATCTGATCTGCGTTATCCTCCACGCCTCCGGCAATGCCCTTGTCAAACATGGCACCGACTTCGTCTCTGCCCTTACGGCTGGGAGACCTGATGCCCAGAAAGTTTTTGGCTGCATCCAGGGCGCTCTTGGCGGCCTCTTTGGCGGCATTTACGATGGAGGAAATGCCGTTTTTTATGCCGGTTGCAATGCCGGAAATAATGTTCTTTCCGACGCTCCCCCAGTCGGTGCTCGTGAATGCCTTCACAATAGAGCTGATGATCTGAGGAATGGCTGCTACAATCTTGGGAATTGCCTGAATCAGACCCGCTGCCATTTTCGCTATGATCTCAATGGCTGACTGTGCGAATGCGGGCAAATTGCTTGCGATTTGCAAAACGAGGCTCGATAGTATTGTCGATATTGCCGAAATAATAACGGGGAGATTGTTCAAAATGCCTGTCGCTAGCTTTTGAATGATCTCTAAACCTTTGCTCAAAAATTTGGGGAGGTTGCGTCCGAGCGTAGTAATTATCTTTACTGCGATTGTTTCGGCTGACGAAATAATAGTGGGCAGATTTCGCAAAATACCATCGGCCAAATTTTCAATCGCATCATAGCCGACCATAGCAAAATCGGGCAGGTAGTCGAAAAAAGTCGTAATTAAATCTTCGGCAATTGCGACCCCCTGCATCAGCAAGTCGGGCAGTCCGGTTGCGATACCTATTGTGACGCTACTCAGAATTCGGAGCCCCATTTCGAGCACCTGAGGCAAATATTCTGACAGCTTGGACAAACACTTGCTCATCACGCTGCCGGCGGCATTGATCAGGCCGGTTGTTCCGCCCTCGTTGAAGCCGTCTGCCAGCTGCTGCACACAGTCAATGCCAAAGTCCACAATGGGAGAGAGATTGTCCGCAAAGCTCTCATACATGGAGATGGCCAGATTCTGCACATTGGTTTGCAGGACTCCGGTTTTATACCCCATGGTATCCGCCATAATGGAGTAGGCGTTTTCCGTGGCTCCTGCGCTGTTTTCCAACGTGTTGAGGTTCTCATTGAACGTTTTTAGCCCCTGACCCACAATGGCGGAGGCCGCTTTGCCGGCTTCTGCGCTGCCCCATAGGTTCATCAGGGCCTCGGAGTCGCCGTTTACGCTGTCATTTAGGAGCCCCAGCACATCGCCCAGAGAGTACCCGTCCGCCATCAACTGACCAAAGGATTTTCCGGTCTTTTCCTGAATGATCTGCCCCACGCTGGAGCCGGAATCGCCCAGTTCCTTGAACATAGAGGACAGATAGGTGGTACCTTCTGCGGTACTAATGCCGGCTTTTGTCAGGGAGATGTAGCCGGATTCCAGATTGCTCAGGTTGACCCCATAGGCAGAGGCGGAGGCAATGGCCTTGCCCATACTGGAGGACAGTTCCGCCACCGTTGTTACGCCCAGATTCTGCACGGTAATCAGGCTGTCAGAGATCTGCTCCGCCGTGCCTGCGGAGTCGCCGTAGGCGTTCATGGCTGTGGTTAAAACAGACAGCGCCGAAGATGTGTCTGTAAAACCAGCAGTTGCCAGTTTGGAGGCTGTCCCAGCCGCGCTTACTGCGTCCTCCACGGCCACGCCGGCGGAAATGGCGTTGTAGGCCACGTCCGCCAGATCAGCGGAGGCCGCACCGGTCTCATTGGACAGGGCAGTGATGTCCGCCGTCAGACCGGCTACCGCATCCATTCCGGCAATGGTAGCCAGCTTGGCGGATGCTGTTTCAAATTCTGTTCCTAGGGCATAGACCTGCTGAACAGCCTCCTTGACTCCACTGGCAATGGTCTCCACGCAGCTTGCAATCAGCGTTCCCGCCGCAGTAGTCATGGCGGACAGTCCGCTACTGACCCCCGACGTGTCAAGTTTGGTATCGCCCTTAATGGAAAAGTCTGCCATATGTCTGTTCACCTCGCATCAGGTGGCACAGGCACAGGGCACAGGCCTTACTTGGTTATTTTAATTTCAAATATCTTCTTGCATTTTGGATTTTTGCACCGCACCCAAAGGCCGGATGCGGTTGCCACGCTGTCCGCCCAAACTATGCTGGGGCGATGACACCAGGGACAGCAGACCGGGAGTCGATCACTCCCGCCGCAGTCGTTTGAGAAATGCTTGTTCATGTTCTTCCTTTGTCATGTGACCCTTTCGCACAGAACCCAGATCAAACCGGGCTTTCATGGCCCGGTAAAACGCCCTCCGATTCTGGGGGACGTCTCTGGGATCAGTTGTGCGATACTCCATGATCTTGGTAATCTTGCAGGTGTCCGGTAGTCCCAGAAAAAGTGCATGGAAGTGCCACCAGTGTAGCTCCTCCTGACACAAGTTGATTTGATAGGCCTGCTGGTAGGCCGCCACGATCAATGGGCCATCTGCCACAAAATCAACCGCACGAGGCGCTTCCCGGCCTCCGGTCCTTTGGTGGGTGTCGCTCTGATTTCGGCCACACCCTTGAAACCAGATGAAGTATGACCATGCGCTCTCAATGGAGAGCGTGCCGATCCCGTCCGGGTAAAACAAGCCCAGAATGTCCCATACCTTCTGCGTGTTGTCCCGATTGGGATCCATGAGAGTCTGCTGAATCTCAATCATTTCTCTGGCCGTCCATGCGATCGGAACCCCGGAAATACTGGTGGGCAACTGCTCCGTCAAAAGGGCTTCTGCCATCTTACTGCTTTCCCTTGGCCTTGGCCCGGCGTGTCTGCCGATTCGGCGAGCCCCCGCAAGTGGCCTTGATTGCGTCACAGACCAGATTCAGGGCGGCCAAGCTGGCCTCGTGATCGTCCGGATCAGCGCCCAGCTGTGCAGCTGCGCCTTCGCCCAGCACCGCGTTCAGGAACCTCGCAATGGAGGCGTTGTCTGCCCGGAGAAACGCGATGCCACCCCGGACAGTCCCATCTGCCAGCGCCTTATCCCGCTCATTCTCTGCCTGATAGGTCTCAAAGGCGGTCTCCATCCGCTCCAAATGGGCAGCGTTCTGTGGGCTAAACTCAAACTCGATACCGTTGATTTTCATTCAAATCGGCCTCCTCACGCAACTTCATAGGTGTATTCGGCGGGCTTGCAAACTGCCTTCATATCCAGCTTCACGCCTGCGGGATCACCAGCAGCCCCGTCCGCATCGTTGTTTACGATGATGGCCACCTGACCGGTCTCACCCTTGCCGGTGCGGATGGAAAACCACACATAGGGCACCACCACGTCCTGACCAGTGCCATAGACGATCTTGTGAGACATAACGAAATCCTGAAACGGATCTCCAACCACTCGGTCAGCCTCCACGGAAAAGGATCGCTGGTTTCCGGTTTTTGTGGTGGCAGTGCCGTTTCTCAGGTAGGTGCTGTCGGAGGTTTTGGCGTTCAAAGCTGCGCCGTGGCTCTTAACGTGATCCTGACATACGATCCAAGTGCTCTCCTTAACCTGACTTGAGTCGGTCTGGATGGCCAGCACAAAGTCATCGTTCAGTTCCTCACCTGTGTAGTCATCGGAGGGGGTAATGCCGGTGGCGGCAATTGCTTCAGCAACAGTCATTGTTTTGTGGCTCCTTTCGGTTGATAGTAGGTCATAGCTAATTGGAATAGGAATTTACAGGTGGTGGCATCCACCGCCTGCATATAGCCGGAGGAGGTGATCTCCATCCGGCGCACGGGTTTATCTGCGCCCAGATCCGGGAAGCAGCTCAAATCGTTCTGTTTTTCGACCCAATCGGTGATCTGTTCCATGAGGCCGCTGTTGGACAGCTGTTGAGCCTCCTCTTCGTTGAAATTCAACCGGGAGAGGAACATAAAGTTTTTGAGGCGTACACTTCCCGAAAACATGCGCTGGACAATGGGAGTGCCGGGGGCCTCCTCAATGGAGAACTGGACAGGCTCAGAACCTAGAAAATTTACCCTCAGGCCTCCAAACTCGTCCAGTTCATTGTCAATATAAGGGCAGCTCAGAAGCCAGTTCTGAACCGCCTGAATTGTGGCTTTGCTCACCCCTCGATCAATCCTCCTACCGCTTTCCGGGCGAAGTCCGCAAAGTGCGTTTTATTGTCAGCAACACTGCGATGCCCCCAGTAGCTTCCTCTGACCCCGTCTCTCAGATCGGAGCCGGAGGCGTGGAGAAAATACCGGGATCGGGCATAGGGAGTGTTGTAAACCAGCTCGCCCTTGCCAATCTGGCTGGCGGTGATCACACTATTGGCCAGCATACCGGTTTGGAAGGGTACGTATTTGTCCGTCATGCGGGCAACTTCCTCGTCAAACATGGCCTGTCCCTTTTCTGGCGCCTCATTAAGCCGCTGGCCAAAGGCGTCCGAGAAGGACATTGTCATTTTCGCCCCGTTCACCTCAATGGTTATGTCCCGGGGCGTGGGAATTCTATCTGCCATTATGCAGTTCCCTCCAAATAGAGATGTGGTTCCATGCCGTCCCGGTTGTCGTGGTAGGCCGTGATCCGGAACAACGTTCGGTGTTTGGTCAAGTCGGTGAAGGTCTCATCGTCCAGAGCGGCCAGTTCCCCCTGATAGAGCCATGCGCTCCGGACGCTGGTGGCCAACTGGGAGTCGCGATCCATTGGAATCCGCACCCTGCAGTGCAGCGCAGTGCTGCGCCCGCTTTGACTGGTCTCAGAGGTCAGTTCCGTGCGCCAGAAGCATTCTGAGAAGGTGGCCAGCAGATAGATTGTCTGACCCACCTCTCTACCCCGCTTTATGGTGACCACCGTGACGGTTTTTGTCCCACCCAGCACTTACACCACCCCCGCATAGAGGAGACCGTAGGGATCATGCCCCAAGGCTCCTGCCAGAATCTGATGGGCAATGGCGTCCTCTGATCTCACCGCAGCCGCGCCAGTCAGGTAGGTTTCGCTGATGCCATCGTTAGAGGCAGAAGCCAAACCCAATCCCCGGTCAGTGACCTGCTGGTGTCGGAACAGAGCGTCCGTGATCTGGGTGCAGGCATCCGCAAGCTCCAGAGCCAGCTTTTCCGCATAGCCTTCCGCCCGGCCATAGGTGAGCCGGTCAATGGTGCGGGAGGCTCTGGTTGCCCAGATCTGCCAGATGGATTCTGGCAGCTTACCGCCGAATCCCTGATACTGGCTATAGCTACAGTAGATCATGGGAAAGCACTCCCTTACTCAGCAGTGGTCTTGATGATCAGGGTTTTGGGCTTGGTGACCACGTGCTCATAGACCTTTCGGCCCTGAACCGCAGAAGCACCGATGAAGGAGCCGGATCCGTTCAGATCCTGAATGTGAGGAGCCACAGACCACTCGTTGATCCGACAGCACCAGTCCGGATGGCCGGCAATGAAGTCGGTAGTGGCGGACAGAGTGTTGTCCTCAAACACGGTGAAGCCTGCGATCTTGCCGATTGCGCCGGTCTGCACCACAGCATCGCCCAGCTGAGATGCCCGGACAAAGTGGGTGGTGTCGGTGAGCAGTAGTTCCACCACATCGGGGGAGACTAGCAGCCAGCGGCGGCCATCGTTGGGCACGTTAGCCTTAGAGAGGGCGGTGCGCGCCTTTACGATCATGGGGTAGGCGGTGTCCGCAGTAAGCGCGGAAGTGTCTGTCAGCTTGGTGGCAGCTTTCTCTAGACAGGTGGTTGCATCCTGCTCGATCTGGAGGGCCAGAGAGTAGCCGGCGGAATCCAGACGATCCGCAGCCAGATTGTCGGGGACTGCGGCGGCCTCATAGCCGTCAATCAGCTCGTTTACGGCCTTGTCGTGCTGGATCGTCACCGTGATGTACTCGGTAGAGCCGGTGGTCAGCTTGGTGCCGGAGGTCTTGCTGTAGTCAGCGGCAGTTACCTCGGTGTCCCGGACAGGGACTTTTACTGCACCGGCCTTAGGGTTGCCCTCATACCGGTTGTTAAAAATAATGCCGTCTTTCTTTACCAGAGTGGAGCGCAGCTTGATGTCCACCAGCTGGGCATAACGTTCCTGCAGAGTGTGTGCCATTGTTCAAATTCTCCTTTTAGTCGATTTTCAGGCCGGGGTTCAACGCTTGAAATGCGGCGATCACCCCAGCAGCATCTTCGGCCTCTCCGCCTGCACCGTGTTCTGTGCCGGTGTCAACATGGACGGAAGAGCCACTGTCCGCCCCCTCAAACGCCCATGGCTTATCCTTTGCCAGAGCGGTCAGAGAGGCGGAAATATCCGTTATACGATCCTTGGAAGCGCGCAGTGCATCCAGATCCAGCATTCCACGAATGGCCTTCACATCTCGACCCTTCGCATCCCGGATTGCGCCATCCAGAGCGGTGTCGAAGGCGAAGGTTTCCTGCTGGGTGGTGAGCTTACCCTGAAGGGCAGCGATCTGGCTCTGAAGGTCAGCAACATCCACGCCCTCAAACGATTTCAGCCCATCCTGAGCGGTCTGAAGCTGGGCAGTCAGGGTGTTTATCTGGCTTTGCAGCTGGGTTGCCTTGCCCTTTTCTGCGTTCACATCAGCACCGTTCTGTGCCATGATCCAGGTCAGCTGCTCATCTGTGATGCCGGGGATCTTCTCTTTGATTTCGTCTCGCTTCATGGTTTGTCCTTTCTCCGCTACGCTTTGGTGACGGGGGTGGCATCCCCGGTGCGGCTGACCGTTTTACGCCGGGTCTGGCGAAATGGTATGAAAAAAGCACTGTGCAGGTGGCACAGTGCTTTCGTCAACAAATTGATTCAGTTGTGGGCGTATCCGTATTTCCGGGCTAGTATGCAGACGGGATAGCGCCAAAAACGATCGGTTTCGGTTGCAAATTTCAGTTTGCTTTCGGCGGATATATTTTGGGGCGAGGTTTTCCGCGAATTAACTTATGTGTTACGGGGTCACGCTTTGGCGGGGTATCATCAAGAATGAATATCGTATCAAGTGGATAATCTTCGATCGTATATCCTTCATCTTCTGGAATTTGATCAAAATACAGGGTCATTTTTTCAACTCCTCTCTAATCGAATCCCACGAATCAAAACGAAATGGGATGCCATAAGTGCTACATAGTTCCTGAACGGTTGCCTCTTGTCCCAGCATTTCTGCCTCAAAAAAAGACATCTCGCCCATTCTAGCTTTGTCGTAGTACAAAGAACTAACTTTTTCATCTACAGTGTAATACGCTTCTTTCAGATCGTCAAGAGATGAGATTTCTTTAGGCCATTTGCTTGGCGATTGGATTCTATATACCCCGTTTGGCGTAACGGCTCTGACCTCAGACAGTTTCCCGTAACGAAGCATATTGATGTCATTGGGGGAGAAACAACCCCCTCCGGGATGATTATGTGTCAAAATTCCGGATTTCATTTTTCTGATGTCGTCATTTGAAAATTGAACTTCAGAATCAGTCCCTGCTTTTTTTACAACGAGTGTTCCTTCTTGGGTGTATACTCGCCCGGTTTCATTTTTAGCGTAAGTGGAACTCCATTCAGCTTTAACCATTTGTGTCCAGGCCTTTTGGGGCATGGCATCAGCACCGATAGAGGACAACCACGTTGCAGATCGTTTTTGCGCTGGTTTATAGGACGAATTGCTAGAATGTCCGCTAGATGGCTTGTGAATGACTTGCGAATTATTTACTTGTCTGGCATCCCATGCCGCCTTACTGGCCGCACTATGCCCAAATCCTGCCGTTCCAGTGCGGCTGCTGTCCAGATATCCGCCGGTATCCCGGACGAATTGGCGCAGCTGATCCCGTGCGTTTTTCAGCTTGACGGCAGACTTTGTGGTATCCAGCCCCGCTGCATTCTCCGCCAGATACTGCTTTTTCGCCGCTCTGACCTTCCGCTCTGCGGCCCGCTGCATCTGGCTGATCTCATACTTGGTATATAGCTTGCCGTTGTACTCCTGATCTCTGGCATTCAGCTGGGTCAACTCCGCCTGAGTGTAGGCGGATTGAGACAGGCCGGGGAAGAAAGGATAGAAATTGTGGCGGCAGTTCCAGCCGCAAAGGCCATCTCCGCTGCCGTAGCCGGTGGAACTCTCAAAGTCCGGGTAATGTTTGCCCTGATAGGTGACAGCACCGCCCCGATGAAATGCCTTTCCTTGCCAGAGAACGTGCTCTGGTCTGGCCCCGGCGTGGGCAGTGGTCTCCACAAAGTTCCAATCGAACTGATCCATCCGCTGGATTTGAAGCTTCCCGGAGGTCTGGTTCACTCCGGTGAGTACCGCCCGGCGGGTGGCCACTTCTAGAGTGTCCCGGTGTCCAGAGGGATAGGTCACGTGGGTCATGTGCTGAGAGAGGTCATTTACAGAACGACGGATCGCCGTTTGATAGTCAAATGCGCCGGAGGAAACCTGAATCCATGCTCGATCCAAAGACTGCTCAAACTGCCCAGTCACTGTGTTGGCGGTGGTGGCGGTTAGGTTCTTCCACGTCCCCATTGTCTGACGATAGCCAGCGTTCAGCAGGTTAGCCAGAGCCGGATTTTCTGTGATGGAGGGGGTGGCGATCCCCGCCTTCCGATAGAGGGCGTCGTCTGTTCGCAGCGCCTCCACACCAGCCTCTTGCAGGATGGTTCGCAACTCCGCATCGGTTTTCCCGCTGTACTGAGCTAGGAGCTTCACTACGTCCTTCCGCAGTCCGCTGATCTGGTCCAGCCGCCACAGCTGCCATTGAGCCGTGTCTGTGACCGTCCCCATCTTGCCCATGCGCCGGGCTACGTCTTTTAGAATATCATCCTCCAGATCCTGCATCAGCTGGGTTAGCGGTTCCGGTGCGCGGTCTAGATAATCGGGAGACAGCATCAGATCTCACCAAAGCTCAGGGGCTCACTGCCTTGGCTGTCCTCCTGAGCCTCCTGAGCCATCTGCCGGGCGGCGGCCTCATTCAGCCCATACCGGGCCATAAGATACCGGTATCGGGGGATCAGGCCGGACAGCGCATCCTCCCGCATGGTGGCCAGACGGCTTTCCTGATCTGTGATGTAGCTGTCGTCCCAGTTGATGGAGATCTCCGTCTCTGGATCCACCGGAGCGCCCAGCATCTCCCGGCCTGCCCAGAGAAGCGCCCGGAAGATGCGGATCAATGCGGCCTCGATCTGGATCTGATGCCGGTTGGCGTGCTGCACCATGTCCTGCCGATCTCCGTTATACTGGGTGGCAGTGGCAATGTTCCCGGAATTGAACTGGTAGTGGTGGGTACCCAGACCAACCTTGAAGGAAAAGTAGTCCAGAGCATCCTGAACCGCCTTGCTGTTGTCATCCACCCGGAGATCGGGGTTATACTCGTGCCAATCCGGAGCATCATCGGGATCATCGCCGGGCAACTGGAAGAAAATACGCCGTCTGGCCGCATCGGGAGGCACTTGGTAGGGCTTACCATCGTCTGTGAAGCGGGTCTCCACCAGCCGCTTGTTATAGAACACCTTCTTGCCACCCAGATAAATGTCTTGCCCATAGTTATCAAAGGCAAGATCCACCTGCTTAGCGGCGTCCAGCGCTTCGGAAAAAACCGCCATGCCCAAACCAGTGCCTCCAGTGATGTTCTTCACACCCGCAGGAGAGAACAGGGCAAACCAGGGGACGCCACTGCCGGTAAAGAATTTGCCAATCATGCCATCCGGAAGGGGCTGGGGTTGATAGCTGGCGCAGTCGGTTTCTTCACCCTGCCCCTTAAAGAACTCATTGGTGATCTGGTATTGCAGGCCACCGGCGGGGTTCCTCACCAGCTGATGGGTCTGTAGGTAAATGCAGGAATCGCCATGCAGGGAAACCTGACTGGCAAAGGCCACCTCTGTTACCAAGCCGTGTCGAACCGTAATGGGTAGAATACATTCTGCTGGAAGATAGTCCAGAGAAATTCGGGCAGCCGGTGTTTTTTGCAGAACACCGGCCTGAAGGGCGGCTCCTTCCACACTCATCACAAAGGCGCCGGTGCCGGAGCGGAACGCATCCTCCACCAAGCGGTTTGCGTTTGGCCAGAACGACAGACTGCCCAGAACACCACCAGTCTGGTCCTGATCTCCCATCAGCCATTTGGCACTGGCTGCGTCTGCCACGGTGGCGGTAGTGCGGTCATTGAGCAGCAGTGTTGCCCAGTCCTCGCAGGCGTGCTTTGCCATGCGGAGAGAACTCATGGTTCTGGACTGGGTAGAGCCGCCCACCACTTGCTCCGTTACCTTGTGGAAGGTTCCGTCATAGCCTCTCCACCAGTCTTTCCAGGTCTCGATGTAGCTGTAATAACTGCCATCAATGTGCAGATGTTTTGTCTTGTTCAGATAGGCGACAAATCGTGTGATATTCACGTTCAAAATCCTCTCAGCAGAGCAGCGCAATCCCGCTCGATGGTGTACTCAAATGCGTCCAGACTGTCCACATCGGTAGATCCATCGTCCAGACGCACGTCTTTCCCCGGAGACTTATCACTCCACAGAGCCTCGCTCAGAGCGTCCCTCAGAGTAGCGGCCTCGGGCAAATAAAAAAACCGGCCGCCACCAATGAGAATAGAGGTCAGCCGGATTCGTTCCGTTATTTCAATTTTCTTGGAGCCGAAAACCCGCTCCGATAGGTATCCCAGCCCGTTCCGGCTCAGGTCAGCCCGAATCTGCCGAATAATGACCTGCTCTGCGCTGTCGCAGTAAATGGCGTCAATCCGCTTCCAACGGCTTAGGATCGAGCGGAGAAAGAGGATCAGCTGCTTCACCAGCTGGTTTACATCGCCGGGTTCCAATCTCTGGGAGACTAGAGCTACAACACCCTGCCCGGGTGGTAAAAAGCCGGTGGCAACAAATGCGTGTTTCGAGCCGTTTCCGCCGAAGTCCACGCCCACAACCACCTTGCGGAGCTTTAATTCCTTCTGCGCAGGCCAGAGAAAACATCCATCCCCAGAGGCAATGCTGTCCGCAAAGGAGCGATAGATCACGCCCTCCGCAGCGGCCCACTGGCCCAGAATGAACCGGTTATAATACACGGTTCCTGCGTATTCCTTCTTCAGCTGGGCCACGAACTCAGCTGGAAGAAACGGGTTGTCGTCAATGGTAGAGGTCTGACAGAAAACGTCCGCATCACTGTCGATGAACTTCTTTACAAAGTGCTGCGGGCCCGCCGGGTTAGCTGTCCCGTCAAATATACTGTGGGGACAGCGCAGGCGGCTTTTCAGCATTTCAAATAGCTCTTGGTTCCAAGTGGCCATCTCGTCCCCGTAGGCGTACTCGATGGTCATGCCCTGAATCCGGGCCACGCTGCTCTTTTTGTCAGCGCCCAGCGCATATACACGCCGCCCAAACAACTCCACGGTGTTGTCTCCGCTGCGGATGGTTCCAACAAGGCTCTTGCCCCAGATGTCCCGCATGGGATCCAGAATATTCCGGGAGAGGGTGCCCTGAGTGTGACCCAGCATAACAGCAGCACCCTGACCTTTCATGGCCATGAGCCGCTTCGGAATTACCACCGCATAATCCAGCCAGCTTTTCCCGCTGCCGGTTGCCCCAATCTTCAGGTTCCAGCGATGGGTGCAGAGATCCAGATATTCCTGCTGCTTACTCGATAGCACTGCCGATCACTCCCAACAGCTCCGCAGCCTTCACCAGCGCCTCCTGTTTGCCAGTTTGCGCCGGGGCATTGCTCCAGCCTTCGAAATTATTGGTCAGGGAGAATTTGGCCCCGTTGACACCCTCCCGGTCAAAGAGCCGTTCCTCTGCATAAGTCTCAATGCGGAGCTTAGCGCGTGTTATCGTGTCATGAAATTCAGGCCGATCCTGATAATTCAGCAGTGCCTGACGGGAGAGAAACCCCAGTTCATAAGCCAGACCTGTGACGGTAGGGGGTCGCTCTTCTTTCTTGCATTTCTGGAAGTAAGCCTCAATGGCCTCCTCCAGCGCTTTTTTCGTTTTGTATTTCAACGGCCGTCCGGCCATGATCGTCACCTCCACGACGCAAAAGAAGGCAGCTCCGGACCCCGAAACTGCCTTGCGCCTCTTTTGATGATTCCAGTATATCACATGTTTTTGAAAATTTCTTCTCAAGATTTTATCAGCATCTCAGCTCTCACGAAACCCGTGCAAGGAGATTGTGAAGCGGTACAGTGCCGCATCGCGCTTGCGGTAGACGTTGGGGACGGAGATGTTTAGTTCCTCGGAAAGCCGATCTGCAGATCCTTTTCCGGGGTGGATGTAAAACAGCTCTAAAACCCGGCGATCCTCGGCCGAAAGGGCAGCCAGCGCCCGCTTGATCCGCTCGCATTGCAGTCGATCCGCTTCTAGGTTTTTCTTTTCTTTCTCGATCTTGGTCATGAGATCGATCTGATTTTGCTCCCAGCCGTTTCCGCCACCGGCAACCGGGGTGCTGTCTGCACTGGCGGAACGAATGGCAGTTTGCTTCAGTTCCATGCTCCGAATGTTCAAAGCAATGTTTTCCAGTGCCATCTTCCGTGCTTCGTAGTATTTCAGCTCGTTAATAGCGTCCTTCTCCCAATCTTGCATCCTCAGGTTCCTCCCCGTCAATCAGAATATCCGCCGCTGCCCGCATCGCAGCGCAGCCATGGAGGCTGCACCGATGTTCCAGCCAACAGCCTACACAGGCAAACGGTCGCTTTTCCACTGCAAGACGCCGCCGCACCCGGGCCAGCTCCTTGTCGCTCACAGATCGTCCCTCCACGCCCACAGGTCTGCCATGCCGTCGTGGTGGCATCCGCCCAGACGGCACTGGTCACCCTGCCGGTTGACACAAGTCTCGCAGGCCGCATAGCGCTTGAGCTGGTCTTGCATGATAGCACACCGGCGGCGTAGGGCAGCGATCTTCGCCTCGTACTGGCACACAGAGATGTCCAAGATCGGCTGGTGGTCGATCACCGCCAAGATCCGTTCCACTGCCGTGGCGCAGAGGCCGTCCGTCTCCGGGGCAGCCAAGGCCCTCCGCAGGGCATCAGCATCAATTGGTCTCATTTTCCTGCCTCCGCTGCTCTTCGGCCAAAATTTTTTCTGTCACTGATACCATAGTCAAATTTCTCCTTTCGCTCGGCGCACTCTGGCTTTCAGTGCGGCCATCAGTGCCGCCTGTGTGTCGCCCTTGCTGTTCAGGGCGGCCACTACGTCCACATCCACGCTCTTCTGCACCACCAGCAGGTGCGCAATCACCGGCTTGGTTTGCCCTTGCCGGTACAGTCGGGCTTTTGCCTGCTGGTACAGCTCAAGCGCCCAGTTGGGATAGCCGAACCAGATCTCATGCCGGCCCCCAGCCTGTAAGTTCAGGCCATACGCGCAGGAGGCGGGCTGCGCCAGCAGCAGGTCAATCTCTCCGGCGTTCCAATCCTGCTCATCCTGTGCCCCGCTGTACACCCGAACTCGGAGACCCATCCCAGATAGTGCGGACAGTAGCCGGTCTCGTTCGTGCTGAAACCAGTAGAACACCAGAGCGTGTTCCCCGTGCAATTGCTCCACAACCTCAAGAAGGGCGTCGATCTTGCAATCGTGAATGTGGGTGGGAACGCCGTCCGTGCTGTAGACTGCGCCGGAAGCCAGCTGCAGCAGCTTCCCGCTCAGGGCCGCTGCGGAACCAGCGGTTATGGTCGCGTCGTCGATTTCCAGCAACATCTCTTTTTCCATCTTGTCGTAAACCCTCCGGGCTTTGCTGTCCAACTCTACCGGGACAATATCCTCAATGCATGGCGGAAGTGTCAAGTAGTCTTCCGCCTTCATGGATACACAGATGTCAGAGACTGCGGCTTGAATCCGTTTCTCTGCATTCGGCTGCGGGGAGTAGGTACGGTAGGGCTGCCCCGGATAACCGGGGTTCTGTTTGAAGAACGCCTCTCGGAAGCTGGCGAGGGTTTTTCCTAGCCGCTGCCCTCCATCCAGCAGATACACCTGCGCCCACAGATCCTCCAGACCGTTGGGGGCGGGGGTGCCAGTCAGCTCCACCAGCTTCCGGATGCGGTTCCGCACCAGTTTCAGCGCCCGGAACCGTTTGGACTGGGAATTTTTGAAACTGGAGGATTCGTCCAGCACCACCATGTCAAAGGGCCAGTCGTTGCGGTAGTAGTCTACCACCCACGAGACGTTCTCCCGGTTTGTCACCCAAACGTCTCCCGGGGTATGCAGCGCAGCAATCCGCTGTTTCGCGGTTCCCAGCACCGGGATAATGCGGAGGTCTTTTAGATGGTTCCACTTGGCAGCCTCCGCCGTCCAAGTGGATTCCGCCACCTTCTTTGGGGCGATGACCAGACACCGGGCCACAGCCCACCGCTGGTATTTCAGGATTTCCACCGCCGTCAGGGTGACCACGGTTTTACCCAGACCCATCTCCATGAACAGGCCCACAGCGTCGTCCGATATGATTCTGTCGGCGGCGTACCGCTGATAGGGGTGGGGGTTAAACTCCATCGTCGACGGCCCCCCGTAAAAACTGTTGCACACCGTCCATCCCATACACCACAGTCGCATTGGCACCAACCTGCCGCAGCTGCTTCAGATGGCGGCGTTGCAGGGGGGATAGCCGTCCGGTTTCGGTCTTCAGCTCCACAAACCAGACTGCCCCGCCGGGGATGATCACGATGCGGTCGGGCACTCCACGGGCAGCGGGGGACACGAACTTATAGGTCAGCCCGCCCCGTTTGTGTACCTCCCGGACGAGATACTGCTCAATATCTTTTTCTAGCATGGTGTTTCCTCCTTTCTGGTGGGGCGTTAATAGTGTTTACAGAAAACACATTGCCCTATAAAGCCCCTGAAATATAGAAATTATAGAGGACAAAACTTCTATAATTTCTATAATCTCTACATCTTTATAGTAAAGTGTAACAAGTGTAAACAGCCGCCTTGTTGCTGAGTTTTCAAGGAAAACCGTGTTTACACTTTCGTTTACACTTCTCAAAAAAACTGTAAACACCGTGCCCCGCCCATGTTTGTGTTTGTAAACGTCTTTAGCGTTAGGTGCTGCCGCGTTTACGGAAGCTGCGTTGGAAGCCGTAGGGTTTCCCCGCCCGGGAGCACCCAGCGCTTTCCCACCCCGGCATCCGCTCCAGCAGGCTGTTGATTTCCCGGCTCGTCCTTTGGCTCAGGTCGCCCCTTTGCTTGTTTAGGGCTTCGCACCAAATCTCCACGGCACACACCCGCGCCCGCGGCACCAGCTCGCCTTCGTATCGGGCACCGCCAGACCAAAAAACCTGACGCTGCTCCATCGCCCATCCTGCCCAATCCTGTGGTATCGGACGCTCTAGGAACTCCGCGATGAGCCCCTCCCACGGGTGACGCTGCCGGTGATCCTCTTGCACCTCCCGGGCAATGGCTTCAATCTCTGCGTTGAGGTACAGCGGCTCTCCCTCTTTCCAGCGGAAAACTGCCTCCGCCCAAATCTGGTCTCTCTCCCGGTCCAGATCGGCCCAGACGTCCTTCGTCCGCTGCTGCCGGTCGATGTCCAGCACCCAAAACCGCCGCCCGCCGGTAGGGTCGGTCAGGCACTCCCGGCTGTTGGTGGTGCCAAATAGGACGCACTGGCGGGGCCGATCCGCAGTATAGCGACCATACGCTGCCCGGTAGTAGTCGCTGGTTTTAGTGAGGAACGCCTTAACCGCGTCCACATCACTGCGGCTCATGGCCTGCATTTCGGGGATTTCGTCAATCCAGGTCCCCTGAATGGTTTCCATACTATCTTTGTCCCCGAAGGATCTGAGACTGTCTGAGAACCACTTGCCCCCCAGTTTTGACAGGATGGTGGACTTGAACCGGCCTTGCCCGCCTACCAATACCACCATGGTGTCGTACTTACAGCCGGGGGTCATGACGCGGGCTACGGCCGCCGTCAGGCTCTTCCGGGTGACTGCTCTGGAATAAGGGGTGTTCTCTACTCCCAGATAGTCCACAAACAGAGTATCGAGCCGGGGGATGCCGTCCCAAATTAGGGCGTTCAGATAGTCCCGGATTGGGTGATAGGCCTGATTGCCTGCCGAGGCGGACACCGCGTCCAGCAGGTCGTTCTTGCTGAGCTTCCCGAAGAATGCTTCTAAGTAAATCCGCAGCTGGGCCACGTCGTCGTCAGACCACCCCGCGGAGGGGTTGGGCCGCTGCCACGGCAGGGTTCCGGTGACATCCAGCCGCCCGGAGAACAAGTTCAGCCGCAGCCGTCCACAGAGGCCGGGATCGTGTTCCAGCATCAAGGTCAGATTCCGCAGCGTTTTTTGCGGATTTCCTTTTGCATCTAGCTCTAACTGCTCCTGCCAGCTGTCGTCCTCCTCGTCTGTGGCAGCCACGCCAAAGGCCGCCTGCGCCCGTTGCCACCGCTCCGCCGCCAGCAGATGGGCCACGGATTCATCTCCTGCCGCAAACTGCTCCATAGCAGTGTAGCTAGGTAGGCGAATGGTGGGGGTGCCGGGCTGGGCATCGTCGTCCATTTCCCCGAATTTGTGGATGCGAACTAGATCAAATGCGTTCACCAGCTTGCCGCTACAGGGATCCGTGGCGTGGTGGCTGTACAGAAATTTTCCATCATCGTACAGCACAGCGCCGCCAGTGGTGCTGCCGCTGGTGAACGTGTAACGGTCTCCGCCGGTGTCACACGGGGCATAAACCCCGGGAAGGAACTTTTCCATGGCGCTCGGAACGTCATAGGTCTTACAAAACGCCCCCACCACCCCGCGCTTTTCCGTTGGGTCTCCCTGCTTTGCCGCCAGTCGGCCCGGGGACGGCGCCCCCGGAACCGTGGGCCAACCGGTGGTATCATGCCAGTCGGGGTACGTGGCCAGCAGGCCGTCCACAGTTACAAAAGGCTTGTCCCCCACGTAGTAGGCAAACACGCCGTCCGAGCAGCAGCTGGGCCAGTACATGAGCCGATTTACCTCGAACGTAGTTGGGTCGGCCCACTCAAGGCCGATGTAGGCCGCTATCCGCCGGGCGCATGGCTCGTATTCCTCTGCGCTCATGGTGCGGTCGGTGGGAATCAGCACCCGCAGCCGGGGACGGGCAGGCTGGTGCTTTCGGGTGGAGTAGATGCAGTAGCCACAGCCCAGCCCCTCCACCCGGCGGGCAACCTCCTCCGTGCTGCCCGGGGGCAGGTTGTCGAGGTCGAGCGTGATCAGGTCTCGCCCTGCCACCGCTCCGGCCTTACGCCGGGGACCCGACAGAGTACCCGCCACAAAGCCGCCAACATCCTTGAGGGCGTCCTGCTGCCTCTTGTTCATGGTCAAATACTCCGCCATGGTCTCGTGGGAGCGGAGCGGCGTCCTTAGCCGCTCGTAGAACGCGGACAGGGGGAGCGTCTGCCCCTGCCAGTTGGTCGCCCCACGGCTCGCGCCTGTGGTAATGGAGATTTGTTTCTCGTTGGTTAAAATAGGGAATCCCCCCCCGTCCTTAGTCTTTACGGAAGAATCTGCCGTGCCAGCCGTCCGCCTTGAGGGGCAACCCCGCCGCCCACGGGGGCTGTTCGGCCATAATGCGTTCTACGTCCTCCAGTGCTGTATCTGGGCACCTTGGCGTGTCCACCACTACCTCGTCGTGGATATGGAACACTACAGGGTAGCCCGCCCGCTCCAGCCGTCCGATAGCCTCCGCCAACAGGTCGCGCCCCACTGCCTGAGTGATGTTTTCCACCAGCTTGCCGCCATAGGTCTCGACCTCTTCCCACTTTTTGGTTGTTTGATTAAGGCCGTAGTAAGCCAGAGAGGGCTTGCCGAAGCGGTTCACAGTCGCGTGAGGTTTGGCATAGAACAGTTCGCGCCCGCTGGGGAGGGCGATAGTTAGCCAGTCCAGCCCAAAACGTTGGTCACAGACTCTGGCAAAGACAAGCTGCGTGTTCGGCAACGGCAGCACAACCCGCCTTCCTTGCTCTACAGCTGTCTTGGCAGCGGCCTCCACCTGATACCACAGGGATTTGATGGCCGGATTTGTCGCCCGCCACCTGTCCACCATATCCATAATCTCCTCATCGGGCAAATCGGCCAGCGCTTTGGCCGTGTCCATGGTGCGCATGGCGCTGATTCCGCCGCCGTAGCCCAGTGCCAATGTGGCCACCTTGCCCCGTTGGCGATAGCTGTATTCTGGGCTGCCCTTGCGGATGCACTCCATAGGAATCCCAAACATCTGGCTGGCGGTGGCCTCGTAGATTTTGCCGTGGGTGCGGAACACCTCCAGCACCCATTCTTCTCCGGCCAGCCACGCCACGATCCGGGCTTCGACTGCGGAAAAGTCTGCGTCCACGAACTCGTTCCCCGGTGCCGGCACGAAAGCTGTGCGGATCAACTGGGACAGCGTATCAGAGACGCTGCCGAAGACCCAGGAAAGAGCCTCCACGTTTTGTTGTTTAACCAGATCCCGGGCGAGGGGCAGCAGCTCAAAGCGGATGTAGGTGCGGGGGAGGTTTTGGGGCTGCACCAGCCGTCCAGCCCATCGGCCTGTCCGATTGGCTCCGTAGAATTGGAGCAGTCCCCGGGCGCGTCCGTCCTCTCCCGCTACTGTCTCCAGCGCGTCAAACTTTTTTATGCTGGTTTTGCTAAGAGATTGCCTCAGCTCCAGCACCCTCCGCACCGTGTCCGGGAGATTGTCCCGGGCCAGCAGGTCAGCTACGGTCTCTTTCCGCAGGTTGTCCACGTTGACCCCTCGCGAGCGGAGCCACGGGAGGAGTTGGGCGGGGCTGTTGGGGTTGCCGAGGCCAGTCAGCCTCCGCGCCTCTTCCGACCCCAGCTCCTTCCCGCCTCCGTCCAGAGCTTGAGCGCCCGCCACGAGCTCTAAATCGACCCCTACGCCCCGGACGTTGATAGCCTGATCTTGTACCCACTGGATCTGGACGGTGGGGGGTACGGGGAACCCGGAAAGGCGGCGTTCAATCTCCATTTCCGTAACCACGTCCTGAGCGTTATAGGTCTTAAACAGAGCCCATTTTTCGGGGGCGTGAGCCGGAAGGTTCCGGGTTCTACCACCGTTGGCTTTCGTGGGGGAACAGGGCTTGCAGAAGTAGGCGATCAGGGCTTTACCTACTGTCATCTTCTGCTTGTCCTCGGGTAAACCCAGCGCCCGGCCAGTGGAAGCCAGAGACGCAGGGTAGCCACAATAGAGGCTGTGGAGCATCGTGCAGCGCCATTGAGGCAGCCAGTCCGCTGGGGGTATCGGCATACGGCCCTGAAGATACCGGCTGAGGCCGTACCACTCGAACGCCGCGTTGAAGGCGTGCTTCACGGTGTTTGGGTCGAACAGTGCTTGCACCAATTTCAGCGGCAGTAACGGGTCTGTTGTCAGGTCTAAGACCTCCACCGGAGCGCCGTCCAGACTGTAGGCCAACAGCAGAACCTGAAAATCGGGGCTTTGGGCATATTTGTACAAACCCGCCGCCCCGATGTCCACGCTGCTATAGGTTTCGATGTCAATGGACAGGTGATGCGCGGCGCACATGCCTTAGCCCCGCCGGAGGGGCAGACCGGTGATGGGATCCACCGCAGTCTGCGGGGTATAACCGCCATAAGCAGGGGCAGCCGGCGCGGTCTGCGGAGCAAAGCCACCATAAGCAGGGGTAGCCGGTGCAGTCTGCGGAGCAAAGCCACCATAGGCAGGGGTAGCCGGTGCAGTCTGCGGGGCAAAGCCACCATAAGCAGGGGTAGCCGGCGCAGCCTCCACCACGCTGAATGCGTCCTGCGCAGTCACTCTGCCGCCCAGCGGCTCCCCGTCTCGCACCTTCTGCACCCCGTTCAGCCCGCAGCCGATTCCCTTTTTGCCGTTGGCGTTGTAAGGGAAAAAGGCCACGTTTACGTTGCCCCACATACCGGAGTACACCTGAGTCGGGTCGATGATCGTCTGCACCCGGGCGTCCACCACAAAGGGGGGTCGATCCGCCTTTGTAGAAGCGGTAAACACCCAGCAGCCCTTGCACTCAGCGCCAAAGGGCTGGCCGTCGCTGGGGCGCACACCATCACCGTCGTGGACACAGTTTGCGGGCTGGGGCGGGCGCACACCATTCCAGCGGGAGTTTACCCCACTGTCCATTGCCTCGGCAATGGCGCGGTCGATGGCCGCCTTGGCCTCCATATTGTTTTTGGGAACCAAGATGGTGGCCGAGAATTTCGGCTCCTGACCGTTGCGAGCAACGGGCTGGAACACGTTCAAGTAGGAAAAGCGAACGCCGTTAATAGTGATAGCCATACTAATTACTCCTTTTCAGCTTCTGCATAAAAATAGGTTTGAATTTTGACGGCCCTCTCATAGGCCGCCTTTGTTTCTTTGACATCCTTCAGCAGCCGGGCGTTTTCTTGCCGCATTTGGCATGCTACCGGGCTTTTATCATTCCGGCGGATGCAACGATAGCCTGCTTGAAAGCCCCTGCTAGCAGTCTCCCACTGCTCTTTTGTGGTTGCAAGGTAATGCCCCAGCCACAGAGGAACGGTTTCGATTGCCTCTCGGTTCAGCCAGAAAGAGCGAAACATGAGGCGGAACAGCTTTTTGATTTTAGACAGCTGCAGCGTTGGCAACTGCATCAGCTGTACCCGCATAAGAAAGTCGCTGGATTCCCCGGTGCGAATTGTGATCGTAAACTCATCCATCCGTACTTACCTCCTGAAAGGCCGCTTGTGCGGCGTTCCAAGCAGGGCGCTTGTCCTCTGTGGGCACTAGTGCGGGCGCTCCGGGTTTGGTCACCACCAGCCCCTCTGCCGCGGAAGTAAAGGGCTTCTTGCCCATCGCTTTTTCCAGCCCAGCGACAGTAACGGGTTTCCGCTCCCACAGCAGAGCCTCCGGTACCCCGCGGGATTGAAGGACGCTGAACGCCTGATCCATGTCGCACCAGCTCCGGGCGCTACGACCGGCCACTACTTTGTAGCCGGGGATTTCCCTCCCGGCAATGGCGGCAGAAAGGGCGTATTCCTTAACGTCCTCCACCCATTTAGCCAACGACTGACCGCGCTGGAGGATGTCCCCCACCTCCGTGTCACTGAGCAGCTCCGCCGGCCGATCTTTGTACTCCGCCAGCGCGAGGAGTTGCTCCGCCCGGGCGCGGCAGCGGTGACGGGCACGGCAGAAGCGGCAGCGCGCGGGGGACGGGTCGAACCCTGTGTCACCGGAGGCAATCTGCCGGGCGGCGGGGCGGACAACGTCCCGCCCCCATTGCTCCAGCGCATCCCGGTCGGTCTCCCAAACTTTTACCCCGCCCGCGTGGGGTTGGATGATAGAGAGGCGCACCCGCTGAATGATGTCCCCAAAAATGACGCCATAGGTCTCCAGCGCGCCCAGCGCATAGAGGGAGAGTTGGGGGTTCTCCTTTGCTTCTACAGGCACCCCGGAACCGTTCTTGTAGTCGTTGATGCTTAGGATTCCGTCGCCGACCATGATGCAGTCTGCTGTCCCCCAGCATCCGGGGGCGTAGGCGCTGACGTCCACCCGGCTCTCCAGCGCCACAAAGGGAGGGGAGGAGAGCCCCATGGCTTGCTCCTGAAGATATTCCAGATAGGCGTCTGTAGCCTCCTCCATGTCCGGGCTATAGTCCGGGTCGGATTTCAGCGCCTTGAGCAGTGCGGCGAGGTTCTTCCCGTTCTCCGGCTCCAGAAAGTACCGCCTTGCCTTGAGTTCCGCAATTCGATGCGCCAGCGTTCCGGCGGCAGCGTACTGGCTCCCGGCGTCCGGGAACTGCACCTCCAGCGCGACGGAAGCCGTGCAGTGCAACCACCTATCACTCGCGGAGGGAGAGAGGCGGGCATGGGCTTCGGGCGGCATCAGATGTTTGCCCCCAGCCCCCGCAGCGCCGTTGCAAACGCCCCGAACTGCTCCGGTTTGAGTTGCCCAGCGTACCGGACGCCGAACTGCTGGTTTAGCGCCTGAAGCTGGGGCATGATGTCCGGGCGCGCGGTGAGCAGGTCAGCCCCGGCTTTGTTGATCTGTTCCAGCGTGTAAGAGGGTGCGGCAGTGACTACTGGCGCAGGAGTAGAGATAACCGGGGTGGGCTGGGCGGCCGGGGTCTGTACTGCGGTCTGTGCTGGTGCGGGGGCAACAGGTGCGCACTCCCCTGCCGTCGGGAGTTGGTGCAGGAGCGACGCACTGACGGCGGTATCCGGTGCGGTGATCGGCTTTGTCATTTCGACCTGCGGAGCAGCGGGTGCCCCATTGCGGATGCCAGCCAGAGCCTCCCCCAGCCGGAGCAGTGCATCCTCAAACCGGGCAGAAACGTCCAAGGTAACTCTCACTTCGTACATATTTGTCATTTCCTTTCTGTTTTGGTAATCTGTATGTGGTTAATTTTGACCTGCCGTTGTCGGGGTGGCTGCCCCGGCAGCGGCTTTTTTGCGCTTGATGGATAGGTACCGCAGCCCGGTCTTCTTGTCTTTGCTCAGACCATGTATGCAGAGGTCATCTATCCGCTGGGCGTGGGCGGCTGGGCTGTAGCCGCAGCGGAGGCAGGCATCAGACGGGGCACAGGTGCGGCAATCTGGCCGCATCAGGCAGTCATGGGCATCAGTCGGCGTCATGGGCAGCCTCACTCTCTGGTTTCCCGGGTCAGCGCCAGAAACCGCCGGTGGTTGTACTCCGGGCTGCGCAATCTGCGCTGACGGCGCTTGTGGCGCACCAGCCGGGCAACGGCGTGCCAGATGTACCGGACGCTCTCGGCGGTCACAGCGCCAAGGGCATAGATGGCTAGGATGTCAAATGGTGTCATGGTGGTTCTCCTTTCAAATTAGTGTCCGCAACAGCTAAGCGAAGTTTACAATCACGATGAGCGTCCCAATCTCGATCATAAGTATTGCTGCGGCAAAGTGGTCTCCGTAGTCGTCAAAGAGTATTTCATACGCAAGGGGCAAAAGAATCATTCCGATGGCCAAAAGGCCAATGATCGTGTGCATGGGGTGGGTTCCCCCTTTCTCATCGCTTCCGCGATTTCTTTTGTATGCTGGGTAATACCGGCCCAGCAACTTCAAGTTGCCCTCATTTCTCGCGAACGTGTTTGTACACAGCTCTTAGTGGATTCGTTTTCGGCTGGTATGTAGTCCGGCTTTCCAGCGTCCACCCAGCGCTTAAATGCCTCCGCCAGACACCGGACAGCCTCGTCATTTATTATGGGTCGGAAGTCTCCGCCTTTGATGGTGGTCTGAATAGTGCCGCTTTTTATTGAGCGGTA